AAGATCAACAGTAGGATTAGAAGATAGCGCACCTAGATATAAACCATCAATAGATTCTTGAGCAGCCTCTGCAGCCGTCTGAGCAGCCTCTGCAGCCGTTTGTGCAGTCTGTGCTGCAGTAGCACTAGTCGCTGCGTTTGTGGCTGAGGTGGACGCTGAGGAGGCGCTAGAGGCAGCGTTAGTTGCTGACGTAGAAGCGTTGCTCTCAGAAGTTGCTGCATTGCTTGCACTAGTTGATGCTGCGCTTGCCTGCGTTGTAGCTGTTGTTGCAGATCCTGATGCAGACGTAGCAGAACTAGCTGCATTAGTAGCACTGGTAGCTGCGTTACTAGCCGACGTTGCTGCGTTAGTTTCTGATGTAGACGCATTCGTTTCAGAAGTTGATGCGTTAGTTGCGCTAGTAGAAGCATTGCTTTCACTGGTAGCAGCATTGCTAGCTGATGTTGATGCTGCACTAGCCTGAGTCGTAGCCGTTGTAGCTTGAGCTGTGGCTGTTGTAGCTGATCCAGCAGCACTGGTTGCACTAGACGCAGCCGCCGTAGCAGAAGCAGCAGCGTTAGTTTCTGCGGTCTCTGCATTAGTCTCTGCAGTTTCAGCATTAGTTTCTGCTGTCTCTGCTGCTGTCTGAGCTGTTTCTGCGGCGGTCTTAGCTGTCTCTGATGCTGTCTTAGCTGTCTCTGCAGCAGTTTGCGATGTTTGTGCTGCAGATGCTGCGTTAGACGCTGTTGTTGCATCAGCCGCTACAGAGGCTTCAGAGCCTGCTGCGTTACTAGCAGAAGTTGCCGCCGCTGCTGCAGAAACACTAGCTTCGTTTGCTTTAGTAGTGGCAGTCTGTGCACTGGTAGCTACTTCTGAAGCGTAAGCATCTGTGCTCGCATCACCAGAACCGCCTGTTCCACGAAAAAGAGGCATCAACTACTCCTACTAAAGAAAAGGAAAAGGGGCCATTGCTGACCCCCTAATGGTCTTACTCGTCGCAAACTGCGAGGATAAATCCTGCTTCTGGACGGTATACTTCAACACCGTACAGAGTGTCTGCAGTGTACAGAGTAGAGAGGTACTCTTGCTTGTACTGAGTCTGCGAACGTACAGCCATCTGCTCTGCCATAACAAGAGCGTCAGCGTGGAAGAACAAACAACCACGAACGTCAGAAGTAGAAGCACTGTTTTGAGCAGCTGCTTCGATTACTGGAGCGTTGCTTGAAACGTAAATGTCTACACCGTAAAGGTTACCGATAAGACCTGACTCAACACCACGACCACCAACAAAGTCAGAAGACACGTATCGGTCGATACCCATCAGAGACTTACGTACAGCAGGTGGTACTACAACACAACGACCTTCCATAGGTACGTCAGCGTCGTCCATCAGCTTGATAGCTTCACGGAAACCAAGGTCAGTGAAGTTGTCGCCTGAAGTTACAGTGTCAGCAGCATAAGCAGCAAGACCAGCAGCGGCATTGAAGTAATAGCTGTTGCTGTTAACCCAGTTAGCACCAGTGTTAGCTGGAGTCTGAGTACGAGTACCATCACCAAAGCCAGTAGCAGCATTGATAAGATCAGTGTCTACCTTAAGAGCAAGCTGGTAGCCAGCGTCTTCAGTGTAGAACTGACGGAGGCTGTTAAGCGCCTGTACTTCTACAATGTCTTCGATAAGACGTGAGTACTCGAAGTGACGATCAACAGTGACAGTCAACTCTGACTCAAGGTTAGCTTGGATTGTTACTGCTGTGGACTCATCCTTAGCAGAAGCTGCACCACGAGTAGGCTTAGGGATGTGGATTACATCACCTTTCTTGCCAGCCATTTGAATGCGCTTAACAAGAGGAGCCATCTTAAGGTTCTTTTGATATGCAGCAATTACCTCATCACTCCAAATTTCTGGAATAAAAGTACCTGCTGCTGTTTTGTCTACCACAGCGTTTGCTGTGAAGTAAGTTCCGGAAGTTTCGCCAGCCATGATTAATCTCCTTTAGATTACTTGACCCGACCCTCCGCGTAAGCTGTCAATATTTCGTTTGACAGTGCTTGATAACGCTCAGGGTCTGTTTTCATTAGTTTAATAATGTCGGACCTGCGATATACTTTTTTACGTGTTCCTGCACTACTGCCTCGTGCGTTACCTGTATTAGCCGCCTTAAGTGTTTGCTTACGTGCCTGTTTTTCAACATTGGCAGTTTGCTGTGCAACTGTTTTACGTTCTTTCCAGAGTGAAAACAATTCGTCAGCAGAGTCAGCATCATACTGTTGGTCAGCCGCTACAAACAACTGAGTCCTAATCTTAGATGCCTTAATCCATTCAGCAAACTTAGGATCATTAAGAATTGTCTGCATGTCTGGATGTTTAGCTTGAAGCGTTGCAAGTGACGACTGCTTTTTGTACTGCTCAGTGTATTGCTCTGCTTCTCTAATCTTAGGATGATTCTCAATAGCACGATTAACGGCTGCTTGAGGATCTGTAAAATAGTCAATATCGTCTTCAGGCTCAACGTGTTGCTGTTGAGGTGCTTGCTGTGTTTGAGTACTAATGTAATCATCCACAACTTTACGAAGCTCTCCCACTTCAGAAGATTGACGACCTAAAAGCTTTTCAGCTTCTTGGTGCATCTGTACAACTTCTTCTAATGACTTACCTTGGTACTTATCTGGTAAGCTTGGTTCTTGGGCTTGAGGTTGCTCAACTTCTACTTCTTGTTGAATCTCATTAACTTCGTTTTGCTCGATTTGATCAGCGTTTCCTTCTTCAGGGGCTTGATCTATAATCGTTGCTCTAGACATAATTAAACTCCGTGATCGTTATCATTATGGAGATGTTATTGTTTACCTGCTTTTTCGTGTTCCCTAACCCATTTCATATGCGCTCCGGGGAATGAACCATCGGAACCATTAAGGTGGAAAGACGGGGCAGATACCATTTTTGTAGCGTTGGCACCGCAACCGCACCTACTGGTTGTAGTACCATCCTTTACAAATTCTTCAAAGACGTGTCCGTTAGTACAACGAAAGTCATATACTTTATACATCTACGGGTTCTTCAGCCTCTGCTTCTGCTTGATCACGAGCAGCTTCAATAGTACCTTGTAGATTAATAACAGTTGCAAAAGCAGCTACTTGACCTTTACGATAATATAAATCTTCTTGGTCTTTTACTGTTTGAATATCTGCTAACTGTGTTGCATTGTTAGAAAGCTCACTAACGAGTTGTTTGAAACCTTCATGATTAAACAATTCATTGTAATTGTTAAAGTATGTTTCAAGCTCGGGTGTCATAGTTTCCTCTAAAGTTTACTGTATAGTTATATTATACCATACATTTTGTTAAATGTCAAGACTTTTTTGTAGACTTTCTTCTACGACCTGACGCTGTTACTGCGTGTTTAATTTTAGCTGGTCCTGTTTTGCGTTTAGCAGAAGATTTTTTTTCTGCTGCGGTCATCTTAGCTGCAACCGCTTTAGGTCTACAAGAAGGGTAAGGACGTTTACTCTTGGTAGCTGACTTGCGTCCACAAGGCTTACCCGTTTTAACGTCCACCCAATCCTCTTTAAACCATTTAGTAAGACCGCCTTTGGTTTTACTCATAGGTTCCACCACGTTTTTTATACTCTTTAGTCAACCAACCTGAAGCATACGCACTAGGCCAAACCTTGTATTTCTTTTTAGCTTCTGCTTTGACTCGTGAGTAAAGAGCTTTATTTTTAGGTTTAGGACTACTTTTTGCCTTTGCCATAACTAACCTTTTTTCCTGTTTTCTTGGCGGCTGCTTTAGCTTTTTTCTTACCTGCTGCTGTGTATGCGTACTTTTTTCCGTTTACCATTGGCATAGTGTTCTCCTTACCATTTTGATTTGTTTGCCCAATAAGCTGCAGACATTTTGCCTTTAGCTATATTCTTTGCGTGACGTGCTTTAAAAGATTTACGTCGTGCTTTTTCTTTAGCAGTAGTAGGGTTTTTGCCTGCACCACTAACACCTTGTTGTCCATATCTAATAGTCTTGACTTTGTCACCTTCTTTAGCAACAACTACATGAGACTTAGTTGGATGATTAGGCGTCCGTTTTGGTTTGTTGAACCCGCTTACGCCCGCTCGTGCTAGTCTTGGGTCTTTCTTTGCTGGCATTAGATAATTCCTCCACCTTGGTTTCCAGTTGGCTCACTTGGCTCTCTAGGACTTTCAGGCGCTGGAACGTTCCTTGGAAGTGGTTGTTGACTTGGTCTAGCAGCGTTTGCATTTCTTTCTGCGTTATTAGCATTTGTTTTACCTTGTAGTGCTTTTTCTTTGAGGAGAGTATCAGCCACTTTCATACGGCGTTCAAACTCTTTATCTTCAGCGTCACCTTCACGTAGGTTACGAGTAACAGCGTTGATCTTATCAATTTCAAGTTCTTGAGGCACTGCTTGAGCCTCTGCAGCCAACTTAGTAGCTCTTGCTTGTGACTCCTGAGCTTGAGCAGACAGTGCTGCAGTTTGTGATTGCTGGAACTGCATTTGCAATTGTTGTGCTTGCATTTGCATTTGTTGTGCTTGAGGGTTAGGTTGTGAAGCTTGAGCTAAGGCTGCAAGAAGTTCTTCACGGTTAGACAAGTTCATATTGTCAACAACAGATTGAATAAGCGTGTTGTACAACGGTGAGTCTTTACCCATAGTTTGTAGGAGCTGTACAAGCTGAGTAACTTCGTACTCACGCGCAATAATACCTAACGTACTGCTTGCGTTAAACTTATAGTCAGCTACAGGATAGTTTTCAGGATCAAACTGCATGTAACGGTACGCAGCTTTTTTAACAAAGGGAATAAGAAACGACTGTTGGAAGTTAATTAGTGTACGTTTATGGCGTTTAATAATAGCGCCAAGAGACATACTAATGCCAGCGGCAGTACTCTCGCCATTAACTTGACCTGCAATTCCTGCTGAGTCCACTGCTCCTGTTGCTTGCTGTACCATCTGCTGCAATGCTCCGGCTTGAGCAAAAGTGATTTGATTGACTTGACCAAAGTTGAACGGTTGAAGTACTTCACGGGGGTCTCCGTTGGTTAAGATCATCTTACCGGGACGTACTTCTGGTTTAGCACCACGGGGTAGACGTGTGGCGTCAATAGCCATCATTGGGTGGATTGTAAGGCTTAAAGCATCAATACGAGCACGTAGCTCTGTGTCAAGTGCTTTCTGACTGTTATAACCTTTTTCACATACGCCACGGCCCCAGAAACGTCCGGGTACTACGTCCCAAGGAAACGCAACAACAGGACGATCTGTCATCATGTAAGGATTAGCTTCAGCTTTAAGAAGTATGCCGCCGTTAGCAACCACTACAACGGCTTCTACGTACTTTGATTCAGGCCCTTCATCTTCTACCAGTTCTTCTTCATCGTCGCTTGTAGCGGCATTCAGAAGCTCTCGTGGGACAAGACCGTAATACTTAGTCAAACGAACTTTATCGTCGTTGTAAATTGTAATGTCTTGGTCAGGTTCTAAGTCAGTATCAGGAGCAGCAGGACCAACGTATACATCACGGTACACTCCTTGTTCTTGTAGAAGTTCTACTTGGTGCATACTGACAAACTCATCAACAGCCACACCTAATGCGTCTTCAACAGACGTTGCTACAGGATCAATCAAAAAGTTTTGAGGAAGTACAGGTTTAAGTTTAACTACGACACGGTCAGTAATGTTAACGCCTACAGCTTGTAAGTCTCCACCCATAATAGGTTGGGTAGCAGGAGCCATTTCTTTCATTTCTTCAATGACTATTTCACCAACGCCTGTACCAAAGACTGCTGAGTTAATCAAGCACTCTGCTACGGCTTTACGTACCATGCAGTTTTCAAAGTCTTCAGTAAGCTTGTTGCGAAGGAACTGTACGTCTTGCTTTTCAGTATCGCCCATGTTATCGCTAACATCAAACCACTTACCACGACCAAACGTAGCCTCTTCTAGTTCCGCTACATTAGACTCAACTGCTTGTTGAAGTGCAGGAGAAATAATACGGGAACGCTCAGACCGACGCTCACTGTCAGCAGGATCCCATTGACCACGCCATAATCTATAGTATTCTTCAAATTTGTTTTCATAGTTACTTTCGTAGTAATCCCTCCAATCTTCACATTTATTTATAACCCAATCCTCTAAAGCTTCTTGGATCATTAAGGGGTCTTGTTCGTAAAAGTCATTCATATTTCTGCATCTCCTGCGGAGGCTAGTATCCTGCTACTACATCTAAGATTTGATGATCTTCTATTTCGTAGTCGTAGTTATAAGCTACATTTGCTACTTGATCTATGTACGCTAAAGCATCAATTAAATCATCGTGGGTTAACGGATCAGGAAACTGAAAGAGCTGATCTAAAAATCTACTGTTCCACTCACCTTTGTTTAGCGTTATGTATCCATTCTCAAACCGTCCTTGCAACGCCCACATAACACGATCTGTCTTTTTTTTATTTCCGTGAGTAAGTTCTTCTACTCTAAAAAACATTCCGTATCGTTTTTGCATGTCCATCAAAGGAGACATTACAGCCTGTTTAGCAATACCTCTTTCGATTCCAACCGACACAGGACGGTAATCTCTAACGGCCTGAAATATCTTAGCTGCTGTTTCGTCAAGTGTCCATCGACCGTATATGATATTGTCAACATACCAACCATGCTCACTGACCTTAACCACGGCAATCGCTGTCTCGTCAAGCTTAGAACTTTTTGTCTTCTTTTTGTTAACTTCTTCAAAGCCAGCCAAGTCAACGGCAATGTAATAATCTCCTACTTCGGGTTTTTCTTCACTAAAGTTAACCCAATCTTCTTTAAACATTTCTGACCCACGAGCTTCAAACGACGCCATAAATTCTTGACGGAACGCATAGCTCGACATGCTTCTCTTCGCAATATCAATTTCTGACGGATCCAATAAAGGATTATCGTAAGATGTAAAATGCCAAGCCTTGTACGTAGGGTCATCATCTAGCTCCGCATATTTGTATAGTTCGTAAAAGTGGTTCCTTCCCATTGGTGTCCCAATAAACATTGCACATCCTTTTTGATCTGCAAGTGCAGGTCTCAGGATTTGCTCAAACACCTCTGGCTTCATGTCAGCGTACTCGTCCATGACTAGAAACTTAAGGCTGACACCTCGCATTGTTTCTGGTCTGTCGGCACCTTTGAGGCTAATGGTAGCACCGTTGACAAGCTTAATTTGCAGATTATTAATATGGCTGTTACTGATAACAGGGTGGCCCAGTTCAAGCAGGGTTTGCCACATAATGTCTCTGGCTTGTCCCTGAGTAGGTGCGACGTAAAATACATGACCTTTATCCGCCTGTAGTGCGTTAACAATTAACATCCACGCAGCTAACCTAGACTTACCTGTACGTCGCCCAGCAGCTACTATTTTAAATCTTGTTTCATCTGCCCAAACATCTTGCTGCCAAGGCAGTAGTTCTATATTAAGATCCATTAAAGTTATTAAACACCGTCGGTGCTGGTAACAAGTCAAAGGTAACAACTACTTCTACATTCCCTGCACTGCCACTAGACGCCTTGATAATGTCTCCCGGCTGTAGAACAAACACGGCATTACCGTCAATCAGCAGGTTTTCCTTCGAGGATATGTTAGTACCGTTGTAAATATACACGTCTGTAGTCGGGCTAGGTTTGTCTACAAACAACGTAATGTCATTGGTTGAGTTATGCAGGTTGGCAATAAACGCCATATTCCAGTGAGCTACGTAACCAGCAGGTATTTCTACGATTGTCTGCGTACTGGTGTCTGTTAGGTTCTTATTCTTTGTGTATAACATCAGTAAGTCCACATAACAGGCGTTGTGCCACGCGTATCAACGTGTACAAAGTCAGAAGCAATTCCTATTCCTGTAAATCCTAAACGAATAGCATGCGTTACAATCTTAAGGCGAAACACGGCGTTTGTTATTTTTATGTCCGCCGCGATGCCTTGCGCGTGAGTGCCGGGTACGTCTTTCTCAGCCTCTATTGGATGCTCAGTAGGGTGTCGGTACCCACTGGTAATCTGGAAAGGAAAACCACACGCCTCACGTAACTCATCCATTTTCTCTAAAAAGTCTCGCTCCATGTTATTGGTGCCAGTGACTTGACAGTTAAACTCTGAAGGATCAAAATGTTTAAGATTCATCAACTACTTCACCCTCTATAATGTCGCTAGACGTAGCAACTGTTGTAGGTTCACTTACATCTACTGTACCAACACCACTAATGTTAATCTGAATGGCGTTACGTCCACCATCCTTAACAATATCTTTCTCAAACGCTGCAACGGGCAGTATACGATCCATTACAAGCTTCCAAGCTGCTGCTTGATTCTTATGATCATGGTCAAGAGCAGCGTCAAAGATAGTATCAAGCACCTTTCGGGACTTTGGAGACGCTAACATCCTTGCTTTGTATTCGTTGATGACGGCAGCGTCACCCTTCGGGCGACCAACAGCGTTGCGATTACCTTTTTTTACTGTTGTAACGTCACTTTTACGCGGTCTTCCACGCTTTCGGCGAGGAGGATTATCAACATCTGACATACATACCTCTTATAAGACTCTTTAAAGTCTCGTTACCGTGCTTATATGACATACATTTAATAATTATCATATAAAATTTATCTTACTTAGCGCGGTAAAGAATCTTTAAAGACATAATATACTATTTATTGTACCATACTTTTAGGGATTTGTCAAGCATTATTTTTAACAAGACTACATTGTCCTTTAAACTGTACCAGCACGGTCCAGATTCTGAACCGCTCATGTTATTGATTTATATATTGTTTCTTGTTAGATAACTAGGGGTTATTTTAGGGTCTAATTTGACTCTTTTTTGTGTCTGAGAGGCTACATATATAATTAACACAGACACAGCCCCTCCCCCGCCCCAGATCTGTGCAGTCATTTGCAAAATGCAACTCAGAATGCAACGCAGATTGCAATGTAGATCTTCAAAGGTGAGGTGTGAGGGTCTATGTAGCACCCTATAGATACACCATAGACACACCATAGACACTGTACGCATAAACAGTATTGACTCTATGTTGTCACCATGTTAGACGCGCGCAGGCGATCTTTTATACGTGAACAGTTCAGGCACTATTCATCTCGTGAATGGTTTTTGAAAACAATATTTTAAATCAATATTAGACATACTCAAAACCTTCGCCTAAAGTTACTCCCATCAACAACGCAACGGAGACAACGCAATGACATACGACGAAGCAATGGACGGACACGACGTATCAGCAAAGCAAGCCAAAGCGGAGGTGTTAGCGCATGGCGTAGACTGGGCTGAATTTGTGGAGGAAGTGGGAAGTAAATCAGTTTACAAATCAAACGAAGTTTTAGAGTGGTTGGGTTACTAAGGAGAAATGGCGATGAACTATGAAGAAATTCAAACAGAAGCGAAAGAGATTGCAGAAGCAGTAATCAGCGAAGTAGACACTTACGGCGGTGACGCTGAAGAACTGATACATCAAGCGGTAGACGGTAACATGTACGTGATCTATTACTCGCGGGCATGGGAGCTAGTCTCATCCGTTCGGCGCTACGATCAAAGTCTATTCACCGACGCAGAGTGTAGTGTCTCAGGTATGTTAGACGGTAGCGAGAACCTCGATCAGCAAATGACTATCATGGCTTACGAGATACTACGAATGGCGGTGACTCACGAATACGAGAAGTTCACTTTGGAGGCGGCGTAATGATTTTATACCCAGATCAAGAAACATCAAAACATTACAACGCGAAACAACTTAAGACAGCGAAACGCTTAGACGATCACGCAGTGGAACCAGCTTGGGGAGTTTATATCGTTGACGGATTGTACGCTGTCCTAGCTGATTGTGACGTTGCACACGCGGAGGAACTATGAACCCGACACTACTTGACATTGCAATTTTATTCAGCTTTGTACCGGTATGGGCTGGCCTTTGCTGGGCTTATGAGAGCTGGAATGATCCACGCAACCGACGACGACGCAAGCGCAACGCACGTTACAAAAAGCGAATGAAAGAATTAAACAAACAAGGGAGGTTGCTTCGATGAAGATCACAACGGCTAAACGGTACTACAAATACGTGACAGACTTTGGGAATAACGGACTCGTTATCGAGACGGATAGACACTTGATCGACTTATACTTCACTGGTACCTTTAGATTGTCCACGGCATACGTACCAGCAGACGAGTACAGCGGAGCTAGTTACATTGCATGGATAGGATGGTTACATATCGAAGTGACAGGACAGGCAACACTTGAGGCATAGATGGCAGACAAACGGAAGTACCACGGCAGCCCAGCAGATTATCACATGACGCAAGAGGAAGTAGCGAAGGCGTTAGGACTGCACCGCATAACCGTGCAGAAGATTGAGCGGGACGCATTGAAGAAACTTAAAGAGATGGGAAAACTACAGCGTTTCATAGACGCAAAGGAATGAGACATGAAACAACCAGAGAACGACCACACAAAGATGTTTGGCAACGATGGACCCGTTGGTAACGACGCAGAGATAATCGTCTATTACGAATACAACGGACCGGCGGAGCCAGTGTTACGCATACCCTTCTGGTACTACAAAGAAGAGCTAGGAATGTTTGAACACTTCGAGGCGGCGGTACATAGAACAGCGAAGGCACTCAAAGAATCCTACACGTATTGGCCTGAAGGTTATATACATGTGCAGACAATTATCAATGACGAATATGTAAACATGATTTAGGAGAGAGACATGATTGGTGTTAATACAATATATGCAGTTGAGTTATACGACGATGTATGGTCGCAGGTGTTTACAACGGACGACGTAGACGAGGCGAAATACTACGTGCAAACAAAGCGTGCCAATGGTAAACGATACAGAATTGTCAAGCATACAACGGAGGTTTTATGAGGGGTGAATGTAATCTGTTTGACGTAGAAATACTGGTTGACATTACCGTAGAGTTTACCAGCGAGGATGGGCTGATCGTCCTCGACTCTGTAAAGTGGCACGGTGTCGAACTGGTTGAGATGATTGATCAACACGTCTACGATAAAATTGTTGAACACATTGTTGACGAAGAACTGTAAGCTGTGTTTATAATCTACACAGAAGCAGAAAAGTTTAATTTAAAAATATTATCTTATAAGGTATTTAACCTATGAGTATCTCTAAAGAACAGAAAGTAAGTGAGCTTGTTGAACGACAGCTTGAGACGTTGACGCTCATTGAAGCTATGAACATTGCAGGTGGTTTCTTTACGGACTTGTTAGAAGCAATGGACGACGAAGAAGTTGACGAGCTTTACACTGACATGGGGGCAGGACGTTATGGCATTCACTGAGACGCACCAGCCGTGTTCAGATTGCGGTAGCAGTGATGCGTTATCGTACAATGAGGACGGCTCTAGTTATTGTTTTAACTGTAGCAAGTACACCAAAGCCGCAACGAAGGATAACGTGAGAGAGCTAGGATCTATCAGCGATGCGCCAAAGCCATCGTTCAGTCAGACAGAACATCGGTTAATCACAGCGGAGTACCGTACGATTACTGACCGTCTCATTACAGGAACAACGGCGAAGAAGTACGCAGCACTCAAGCAGGGTGACGTTACAACATTCGGTTACTACAACCCTGACGATCCAACAAAGCCGATAGCTGCCAAGGTTCGTAACCCTGACAAGCGGTTCAGTATCGTTGGAGATTGGAAGAACGCAGGGATGTACGGTCAACACCTGTTCCCTGAAGGTGGTAAGTATGTGACTATCGTTGAAGGTGAGTATGATGCGTTAGCGGCTCACCAAATGACAGGTAGTAAGTATCCCGTTGTCAGTGTCCGTAACGGTGCAACGTCGGCGGCAAAGGACTGTCGCCTTTTTTATGATTGGCTGAACAGCTTCGAGAACATTGTTATTTGTTTCGATGCTGACGAGCCGGGACAGAAGGCAGCGAAGGAGTGTGCTGATCTGTTCGGTAACAAGGCAAGGATTGTTAAGCACGTCAACGGCTACAAGGATGCGTGTGATTATCTTGTTAACAATCAGGCGGAGATGTACACCAAAGTGTTCTGGTCTGCCCAGCCTTACACACCTGAAGGTATCGTGGGTGCTGGTGAGCTACGTGATCTGATTAAGAAGCCACTCACCAAGGCAGAGGTACAGTACCCATTCGAGGGACTGAACAAACACCTTTACGGTATACGCACGGCGGAGCTGGTGACGATCTGTGCTGGCTCTGGACTGGGTAAGTCTACTCTCCTACGTGAGATTGTTAGCTCCATCATGGCGCAGTCTGAGGACAACCTTGGTCTAATGTTTCTTGAAGAGACACCTGAGCGTACCATGCGTGGGCTTGTCGGTCTTGAACTGAACAAACCTATCCACCTACCTGACTGTGAGTACGACGACCAAGACATTGACCTTGTGTACGATACGATGGACTATGAGAACCGTGTCTATCTGTGGGAACACTTCGGTAGTAACGAGATAGAAAACGTACTGGGCCGTATGAGATACTTCGTCAAGGTACTAGGCGTACGTTATATCGTACTCGATCACGTCTCTATCTTGGTGTCTGACCAGAGCAACGGTGATGAACGACGTGCCTTGGACATGATCATGACTAAGCTGAGGACGTTCGTACAGGAGATGGGTATTTGTATGTTCCTTGTGAGCCACCTACGACGCCCTGAAGGGAAGCAGTTGGAGGACGGTGCTGTCACTAGCCTTGGTATGTTACGTGGCTCTGCGTCGATTGCACAGCTCTCTGATGCGGTCATTGGTGCTGAACGTAACAGTCAGAGTGATGATCCCGTTGTCAGAAACACGACCGTGCTGCGTGTGTTGAAGAACAGGTACACGGGTAAGACAGGTAAGGCGTGTGAGGTGTTCTACAACGAAGCTACTGGACGATTAACACAGCGTGAGGAGAAGGACAGTGCTGTCTTATAAGCTAGGTAAGAATGAGCAGAAGGTTTGTGAGTCTATCGCTCGTATGCGTTACGAGAATGCTAGAGAGAAAGGCTTTGGTAAATCAGACATACTAGAAGTTACATCGTACAAGAGCATTGATGTTGATGGCGTTGGCTCTGAGATGGCAGCAGCAAAGATACTCAATGTGTACTACGATATTGAGACAGACTTTCAAGCAAGCGAACTACCTACACATGACTTGATATGTAAAGGTAAGACTGTCGATGTGAAGACAACCAAGTACAGAACAGGCAGACTTATTGTTATGCCTCACAAGAAGAACGACCAGTGTGATTTGTATTTGTTAGTGGTGGGTAGCTTTCCTGAATATAGTGTAGTAGGTTATGCTACTTACGATGAGATAGTGCAAGAGGAAAACTGGGGCGATCCTTTTGGTAGAAACAAACCAGCCTACTTTTTAGATCAGTACAAGCTGACGCCGGTAGAGGAACTTATTGAATGAGATGTATAGCGTGTGACGTAGAGCTAACAGACTACGAAGCTACAAGACGATTCGCTGTTAGCCAAGAGTTTGTAGACTTGTGCAACAAATGTTTCGCTGTTAGTTTAGATGACGGAGATGTGATTGACCGTGCTGATCTACGAACACTCGCAGACATAGAGGAGATGATACATCATGAGCAAGATTGGGACTTGGATATTAGAACAGGAACAGTTGATGGAGACTTACCAGAAGTTTAACCATAAGCCTGAACGTAACGAACTAAATGAGACATACGATGAATACCTGTTACTTGGATATAGAAACTACTTTGGATCACTCAACGATCTGGTGTGCCGTTACGAAGGTGAAGAACAGCACCCAAGTACATACGACGCCAGAGTCTTTGAAGAAGGTGTTGCATGATGCGGAACAAGTTATCGGACATAATCTCATTGGATTTGATTGTCGTGTTCTCGATAGTGTTTGGGACATACGCATTCCTAGGCATCTTGTTGTGGATACTCTATACCTCTCCAGACTCTACAATCCAAGCCAAGAAGGTGGACATTCACTGCGTAACTGGGGAACAATCCTTGGAGGAACAGGCAAGCTCGACTTTACAGACTACGACGGTGGACTAACAGACGAGATGATCGAGTACTGTATCGCTGACGTTGAACTAACTGAGCGTGTACACAAGTGGTTGGATATGCAGCTATTTAAAGAGGGCTTTTCTGAGAAATGTATTGATCTTGAGCATCGCATAGGCTGGATCATAACTGAGCAGGAACGCAACGGTTTCAAGCTTGACACACCATTCGCTGAGAAGTTGATGATGGATCTTATGTTTGAGATGAACAACATCGAAGCAGAGTTACAAGCTATCTTCCCGCCCATCGTTGAAGAACGTATCTCTGAGAAGACAGGTAAGCGACTGAAGGACAAAGTCACTGTGTTCAATCCCGGCTCACGTAAGCAAATTGCAGAGCGGCTGCAAGGTCTTGGTGTTAAGTTCGACAAGAAGACTGAGAAGGGTAACATCATCGTTGACGAGAAGGTGTTGGACAGTATAGACCTTCCTGAAGCTAAAGCTGTTGCACGTTACATGATGTTGCAGAAGCGAGTAGCTCAGATAGATTCATGGTTGAAAGCTGTTAAGGACGATGGTAGAGTACATGGCAGAGTCATTACCAACGGAGCTGTGACAGGACGTATGACACATCTATCACCTAACATGGCACAAGTACCAGCAGTGTCTGCACCGTTCGGTACTGAGTGCCGCTCATGTTGGACAGTGGATGAAGGTAACAAGTTGGTTGGTATAGACGCCAGCGGTTTAGAGTTACGTATGTTGGCTCACTACATGGACGACGAGAACTATACTAATGAACTACTCAATGGCGATATTCATACAGCTAATCAACGAGCAGCTAAACTTGAGAGCCGCCCTCTTGCGAAAACATTCATTTATGCGTTTCTGTATGGAGCCGGAGATGCTAAGATCGGAGCTATCGTTGGAGGAAATAGCGTTACTGGACGCAGACTTAAAGAAACATTTCTTTCTAACACGCCGTCTCTTGAAAGAGTTAGAAGAGATACTCACGGACAGGCTGCATCAGGCATCCTTACTGGACTCGACGGACGAAAGCTCAGAGTCAGATCAGAACACGCCGCACTGAATACATTACTACAAGGTGCCGGGGCTGTTGTTATGAAGCAAGCTTTGGTACACTTGTCAGATAAACTACGCAACATACCACATAGATTTGTAGCAAACGTACACGATGAATGGCAGATAGAAACACCTGCCCACTACGCTGACACAGTCGGACGTATAGGTGTACGTGCAATCAGAATCGCCGGTGAGACACTCAGCCTACGGTGTCCCTTAGACGGCGAGTATAGAGTAGGTAACAATTGGGCAGAGACACATTAAGGAGAAACTTATGTCTGCAAACAAACTACCACCCATCACTGTACGCGGAACCGTCTACTGGTGTGAGCGTAACAAGCTCAACAAGTACAGTAACAAGTATCAAGTACAACTTGGTAACCTCAGCGATAAAGCTGTTGAGGCCATCGAAGAGATGGGTATTGCACCTAGCAACAAGGGCGATGACCGTGGCTTTTTTATCACCATGAAGAGCAACAACCCTATGCGTCTAACAGATGAGAACGGTGTTGAGATTCCTGAAGATGTGCTGATCGCTAACGGATCTGAAGCTATCGCTGTTGTAGGATACTATGACTGGTCTGTTGGTACAGGACGTTCACCATCCATGATCAAGATGAAGGTTACTAACCTGATCGAATACGCTGACAACTCAGTCTCTGAAGCGGAAGCGTTGTGATCCTGATTGACGGTGACATTGTGGCTTATCGTTGTGCATTCAAGTGCGACGATGAGTCAGTCAAGACTGCCTGTTATACTACGGGCAGTTTCTTGTCTGATCTGGTAAGCGATCTATACACCATGATAGACGGTGAACCAGACTACCGTGTCTACCTGACAGGCAAGGGTAACTTTCGTAATGACGTGGCTGTGACTGCGCCTTATAAAGGTAACCGTAAGGACGTAGAAAAACCTGCACACCTTGAAGCCATACGTAAGTACCTGATCGAAGACTGGAAAGCTGTTGTATCAGAAGATGAGGAAGCTGATGACTTGATTGCTATCGACGCTACCACCATCCCTGACAGCATCATCGTCAGTCTTGATAAGGACTTTAAACAAGTACCGTGCAGACACTACAACTTCAACAAGCGTGAACTGTCTTCTGTTACTGAAGAGGAAGGACTGTTATTCTTTTATCGTCAGATCATCATGGGCGATAGAGCTGATAACATCATGGGTGTACACGGCATCGGTGAGAAAAAGTCTCAGAAGATCCTTGAAGGTTTGTCAGAGATAGAGATGTTCAACAAGTGTGTTGAGTTGTTGGAGACAGAAGAGCGTGTCATCGAGAACGCTAGGCTGCTCTGGCTACGTCGTGAACCTAATCAGATATGGGAAAGACCAAGTGAAGAGAACGAAGCGTAACATACCTAAAGGGTACGATAGCTGGTTCGAGTATGACCTTCACCAGAAGTTCAGACGATGCGAGTACCATGTTGGTAAGTTAACATATACCCAAGTCAAGACGTACGAGCCTGACTTTGTATATTACAGTACACATTCTACTATATATATTGAAGCTAAAGGGAGGTTCCGTGACCGCGCAGAGGCGAGGAAATATGTTGACATTAACAGCAGCCTTGGGGAGAAGGAGGAGCTGGTCTTTGTCTTCCAGAACCCAAGAACTGCAATGCCCGGAGCAAGACGTAGAGCTGACGGGACAAGATACACCATGCAAGAATGGGCAGAGAAGCAAGGTTTCGCATGGTACACACCAGAAACCTGTCCTGTCGGATGGAGTAAAAAGCAATGACGAGACACCTAGTAATACCTGATACGCAAGTCAAGCCCGGTAATAGTGTTGATCATTTGTACTGGGCTGGTAAGTATGCAGCCGCAACAAAGCCTGACGTTATCATTCATCTGGGGGATCACTGGGACATGGAAAGTCTCAGTAGCTATGACGTAGGTAAAAAGTCCTTT